TCGGTAACAGTCTGCGTTGCTTGTTCAATTGTCCATTGATTCAAACCTCTATTAGCCCATTCTGCTAACATTAGGTTTATAGACCTCCTAGCGGTTTTTAAATCATAACCTGTCCTAAGTTCTAATCCACATCTCTCAAATGCTTCTTCTATAAACTCAGCTACATTAGGTTCAAAGTCTGTACTTCCTGAAAGTGCCATTACTTTTTCTTTTTAGTTTTTTTAAGAGATCTCTCTATTTGTGCAGCTTGTTTGGCATGAAGCTTAGATGCCCCTTTTAACTCTTTAATTAGTTTTCTTTTTTGTGCAACAGATAAATCAGCCATCATTCATCCTCCGAATATAAATTATCAAAGACCCTGTTTACGTCTAACGTGTAGTCTAAATCAGATTTTGAGTAATGTATATGTTGAGACGGTTTAAAATCAGGCGCTCCCTCTCCTGTAACAAACCAAGCTGGATGTGTAACTCTTACTCTATTATTTGGTAGTGCAACTATGTTACCTGTCCATTCTCCGGCATCTAACAATTCCATAACATGACTACTTTTGTGTTGTGCAGGATCGTCTGCTATTTCGTTTTCAGCATAGTCAACCGTAAACATGTATTTGGCTGGGAATATCTGACCGTCTATTTTAGCAAGCCAAGGGCAAGGTGTAGCTCTATCTATTACATATACTGAATTGTTATGTGAGGAACAATCCCAAGGTTGTGCGTCATGAACTGACATAGGTTTTGCAAAGTCTTCAACTAACGTGTCTGCAACTAAAGCGGTTATTGGCATTCTGGCCCACATCGCACCCCCATGTATATTGCCCTCGTTCCAATCTTCGCAGTTGGATTCCTCTCCGGTAAATATTATATGAAAACTTAAACACCTGGTCGGCATGGTGGTAACACCAACCGCCATAGCATGAAGGAACTCTCCATGATATTTTTCGTGATTATGAGTGTACTCTCTTCTTACCCAACATTTAAAGTAGGGTATATTACTGTAAAGATAAGCCACTAATTAAGTTAGATCTTCTCTTCTTCTATTAGCAAAACCTGCCGCTACAGACCCACCTTTAGATTTTTTCATGACGGCTCTGCCTTTCGACATTTTCATCATAGTGCCACCTTTTGATTTTTTCATCATGGTACCACCTTTAGATTTCTTCATCATAGTTCCACCTTTGGACTTCTTCATCATAGTTCCGCCCTTAGATTTCATCATGATGCTTCCACCCTTAGATTTCTTCATCTTTTTGCCGCCTTTTGAATTGTACTTAGCCATTATTTTTTACCTTTTTTAGTAGTTTTTTTCTTAGCAGGAGCTTTTTTCTTAGGCATATTGTAGTAAATACGGTCATCAGAAACAGGCTCATCAGGTCTAACTTTTGCGTTTAACCTTGCTTGTAATTTTGGATCTTCAGATTTTTTCTTTGGCATAATTTTCTCCTAACTAATAGTTGTGACTTTTCTTTTATCATTCATGACAGCCCCACATCCTTTAGCTATAAAACCGCCGTTTTTCATTTTAGCACGATTCTGTTTCTTCATAGATTTTTCAATAGCCATACCTCTTTTCTTTTCGTAAGAAGATAACTTACCGTCTTTATCTAGATCTGCTTTTTTTGGATTTTTTAATGTTGTCATATTATTACTTTATCTTAATCTGTTTGCCATAACAATTCCCTGGCCTCTAATTGTAATAGGACCGCCAGTTGCTGCTTTTTTCCTACCGTCTTTCCAACTAATTCTTTTTGGTCCTGTTTTCTTTTTTGCTGCCGCATTACATTGTGCTTTCGTTGGTCTACATGCAGGATAAGGCCTTTTACTATCTTTTTTAGATTTTCTACCGCAGGGTTTACCGGTTTTACAATCAATCCACCCTTTGCCTTGGTTTTTAGAAAACCAATCTTTAAGTGTTTCTTTTTTTGCCATTACCTTAATCTGTTAGACATAACAACGCCTTGACCACGTATTGTTACAGGACCACCACCTGCTTTTTTTTGTCTTTTTTTACCCTTCTTACCGCTTTCGCCCCAGTTAGCTGCTCCTACTTTACGACATTTTACTAAAGCACCAGAGGCATATGCTGAAGGCCAAGAACCTTTATATCTGCCTTTTACTTTGTGATAACAAGCGTCTTTTTTTCCAGATGCCATTTAACAATCCCAATCTCTTCTAGCCCAGTAATTAGCACTACATCTATCTGTAGTACCACCCATACCCTTACTTCTAGCGCAGTAAGATTTCTTTCTTGCTTTACTGTCCTTGTGCATGCCAAGTTTGGCATCACCAAATGTGATACGTTTTACTCTAGAGCTTTCGCTACTACAACCCTTTACAAAAACCTCTTTACGTTTTTTACCGTAACCAGGGCTACCTTTTGGGATAGCCCTTGGTCGGTTAAGAGTTACTGTTTTACCCTTATACTCTGCCATTAATAGTTTTTGTTAAGAACTAATATTATTGAGTATGCGTCTCCGCTTGAGTGTCCAACCGTAGTGAAATCAATATCACCTGTTACTCCAGATCCTGCATTATTGGGTATGCCAGTAAATCTATCATCGTAATATTCATCTCCTGTACTATCAGCGGGTAAAGGTATTGCTAAAACGTTTGTGCTAGCATCAAACTCAATATCAACACCCATACCTCTAGTAGCCCAGTAAATTCTACCTATAGATACACTCGTACATGATTCGCCCGCACTATTAGTAGTTAAGGCAGAAACATCTACTTTCTTTACAGAAGATTCACCTGTACCGTCAGACTCATTCGTAAACTTTAAAATGGCGACTCTATCACCATCCTGAATAGTCTGGGAAGTTACTGTATCAGCCATTATTTACTCCTATCTTTCGCAGATTACATTTATGTAATCAATTGTCATAGTTTTAGCTGCCGCTTCACCATTTTGAATACCAAAAGATACGGTTAGCTCTTCATCATCTGGTAAATTAGTGTTTACTACACCTACTGGAGTAGCAGAACCTATAAAGTAAGATACTTGTGAAGTGTTTGGATCTATAAAGAAACCAACGTCTACAAATGTATCATCAGCTAAAGTAGTAACCGCTGCTGTAGTAGTGTCAGTACCATTCTTTTCTATATGAAAATCTAGGTTTGTGTCACCATCGTCTTTCATAAAGTAAACACCATCAGAAACAGCAAGAGGTGTTGTATCGGTTATTTGTAGACCCATAACAACATCTGATTGCGTTGCATCACTTACTTTAAACCTAGCATTAAAAAAAGCTCTTTTGCTGCTGCTTAGTTTGAATGACTCACCTTTTAATTGTAAAAAGTCTAAATCATTATCACCTGCTGCATTAGTAAGTAAAAGTTGACCGCCGGCTCCAGAAGTTAAAGCTTCTGTAGCTGAACCTGTACCTGCTTCAGTTGTAGTGATTGTAAAATCGCCAGAAGCATAAGTCATAAAATCAGTTTGATATTGATAGAACAACGAACTAGACGGGTTTACCAAGAACATAGGAACATCTTTCTTATGTTTAGTAGACTCGCTATTACCAGCGTTAAGTATTAAGTTTTGAAAATGTGGATTAGCCATCTTGAACTCCTTATATTTGTATTAATGGAAACCGTAAACGGCCCTCATCAAGCTAATTAATTTTAAACCAATTTTAGTTTACACTTGAAATATGAATGTCGCAAGAAAAAGGGAGCCGAGGCTCCCTTTCTTAATTGTAGTTGAGTTATAAACGCTACAATCAGTCGTTCATTAAGCTCCTTGAGAACCGAACACGGCTCTGAAGTTAGAATATCCGAATGAATATCTTTCTCTAGCTTTGTATCTCATGTTTCCAGTATCGAAATCACCTTCTAATGCAGTTTGCATTGGAGATCTTTCAAAATACTTAAATCCATCAGGACAGTCTGTTTTCAAGAAGAAAGCATCTGTATCTGTTAGATAATGATTTACAACATAGCCATCAGGAATCATTCCCTGATTTCTAATAGAGTTAATGTCATTGTCAGATGTTCCTACTCTCCCTGGGGTTTGTAAGAGTCTGTCAGCAACAAACTGCAACTGAGGTGGAACAATTAATTTCATTCCTCTTAGTGCAATATTAAGACCTCTATCATCAGTAAATGTAGAGATACTAATTAATGCATCTTCAAGAGAAGTTTCATTAAGATCCGCCATAGTTGTAGCTCTATTGGCCAGAGAACCACCACCGCCTAGCGGGTGATCTGTAGCGATTAATACTTTGCCATCTCCGCCTGTTGTAGAGAACGCATTGTTCAATACAGCAGCAGCTTTGATTTGCTTTGTATTAGCCATAGATCTAGCTAGTGCTTTAGTGTATCTAGCACCAAGACGATCATACAGATTATCTTCAACAGCTTCTTCTGTTAGTGCGAATGCCAAAGCAACCGTCTCGTGAGTGTAACGAGAAGTATAACCTTCGTTAGCGCTGTCAAATCTGACTCCACTACCTTCTGATTTTACTTCAGCATTACCAAACCCAACGATCAAAGTTTCTTCTTCAAACGCTCTATCAGAACTCTCTGTATCAAAGATTTCTGTATGCTCTGCTTCATACCTAGCATATTCCATGCCGAACAAGGCATTTAAGCCTGGCTCTAGTTCTTTCGCTAATTGCGATCTATTTATTGCCATTATTAAACTCCTGTAGGATCAACATAGAAATGCTCATTAAACTTCACTATAACATTCACATTAGCTGAACCTGTAGTGCTATTATCTGGATCAGAAGAAAAGCCCATAATCCTAAAAGTCGCAGTTGTTGCGGCTGTTGTTCCAGATAGTTCTACTGCTGACATACCAGTTTTGGTAGATCCTGCGGTGTAAGAAATATCTGCATTTAAGCCTACATCAGTCTGCGCTGGAGAACCGGCACTCTGAATTTCAAATACAGCATTAGGGTCATCTACTACGAAAGCTACAATATCAGATG